TTACCGCGCGGCAGGTAGCATGAGCAGGTCGGGCCTGTACACGTCTTTTACGTCCGTCCCCGGCTCAAATGTGGAATACCTGTCCTCCTGCGGAATTTTGATAATGACCCCGGCGGCTATATCGTCTATGGCTTTACCGATCAGCTTTATACCCATAGGCAGCAGCGTTTCGCGCCATAGTACCGCGGCGGCTTTCTTTGGCTCTTTAATGCGCAGCATAGGGTCAATAAAGCACCAGTCCTGGTACGCAATGTCGCCGCGATCTATACCGGCATTGAGCCAGAATACCGTCCCGCCGGTAACGGGGTCGTTCATGCGGATAGCCCACTCAATAGCGGAGCGCCCGCGGTGGCGCGGCAGTAAGGACGGGTGGTAGCCTATCCAGCCGAGGCGTGGTATATAGCGCGTCCTTTTCCCTATGTAGTCAAATGAATGTGCGGTAATGCCCAAATCCACGCCGCCGGTCATTGTGTCCGCGTTCAGCGTACCGGCGGGCGTAATCGGTATTTCATGCAGGCGGGCTAATGTACCTATGTACTTATCCTCCGGCGGGCAACATACGCCCTTTACTTCGCAACCTTTTTGCAGGCACAGCCGCAATACTTCCTCCCCAAACTTCTTTTGTCCTGATATAAAGACCTTCAATCCTCTACTCACTCACCTATGTATTTGAATGCCTGCACCGCGCGGAAATGTCCGCCGTAACCCGCCGATGTCTTTTTGAAACTTTTTGATTTGCACGTTTTCTTTATGCTCTGCATACTCCGCGTTTTGTTCGCGCCGTACATCATGGCCCCGGTCTGTATCCAGCCTTTGGCTTTCCGTAAGTACGCGCACAGCTGCGGGTGGGAAGTATGAAAGAAAACAGGGTATTTGTTACCCTTCCTGCCGTTGCCCTCCAAATGATACTGGCAAACGAATTTTAAGAACTGCGTACCTACGCCCGTACCCTGCCACTCCGGCATTACCACTAAGCGCGTGGCGCGGTATGCTTTAGCCGTAAAGAAGGGCGTAACCGCAACGTGGGCGACCAGCTCACCGTTTACCGTGGCGACAAAGTATTCCGCGCACGGCGGGTGCGGCAGGTCTAAATAATAATGCGCTTTAAAAAACTTCCAGTAACTGCCGTTGACCTTCCAGATGTCAAGGGAAATAGCTGGCCTTGACTGGAGTTTTTTTTTACTTCCGCCGTGCGTGTATCATAAACCCAATCGGGCTGCAGCCATTCGATAATATCGTAATGGCAGGACAGCAATATGATTTGTTTACCCGTGTTCCTGCGCCATGCCTTAGCAAATGCCGCAGCGCCTACCTGTGCAATCTGCCGGTCAATAACGGAGGTGAACTCGTCCACCACTACTTTGTCCGGAGCGTCCACGGTAAGCCTTGCCAGCCCCGCGCGGAATTGCTCGCCGTTAGACAACACTTTAAACGGCCTGAGCCACGCCGGAACGTCACCCAAACCAACGGAGGCCAGCGCACCCGTTACCGCTTTAAAATCTCCTTCCGGTGCAATGCAATCGACAATGGGTTTATCATTGTCCCAACCGCTGTACAGGTCATGAATGCGGTCTGCGCCCCATACCTGTTTGCCGAGGCTGGATTTACCACTACCGGAAGGGCCGACGATCAGCCCTATCTGCCAGCCTGCGCCCTCGGCGGGAATATCCGCAATATGGCTCCATGTATGCCCGCTTTCCGGGTTGAACAGGGACTTTACTTTTTCCGCCCTGAACGATTTATAATTTTCGCAACTATGGTTTACCTCTATCCTCATACCGATACAACCTTTAAATCCGTAAATCCTAATTCCTTCAATTTTTCAAATACCTCTTTCTGCTCCTTTTCCGTTGCTACCTTGACAATGACCGCGTGTTGTTCCCGGTAGCTAAAACCTTTGGGCGGTTCCTTTTTCTCCTGCTCTTTTTCCATAAGCCTATAAAACAAACTTGATAACTACATATACCACTATTACCCCTAAACATACAAGCGCAATGACGCGCCACAGGTTACGTTCAAAGAGTAGCTGCTCCGCCCGGTCATGCTCCTTGTCATAGGATTGCTGTATTGCCGTTATTCTGGCGGTATTTTCGACTGTCTTAAAGCTGGTAGTATAGAAGGTATCCACGCGCACACCTTGCGGCGGACAAGGCAAATAAACAATGCTGTTGCCCTTGCCGTTTTTTACTACGCTGTCGCAGTCCACTTTTACCGTATCCGTATGGTACACGGTTGCGCCGGGCTTGTACTCCGTTTTGGTAACGGTGCTTTCCTTCGGCGGATACCAGTTGCCGCAATCGGTGGCGACCACCTGCGGGTAATGCGCCTGCGCTTTCAATACCTGCCTTTCCGCTTTGCGTTGGGTATAACAGCCTGAAAGCACCAAAAGGGCGCACAGGTAAACACTAATGCTCTTCCTCATTTTCCGGGTCTTTTATTGTTTTACTGATCTTGTCGATAAGCGGCTTTATAAAGTCCAGCTTTGGGTTGATAGCGACAATATTTTCATACACGCTCTTTGCCTCAATAAGTATCAAAAGGGAGTATCCCCAATTTTCTACAAAGGCAAGGGGGGAAACGCGCTCACCGTTCACCGTAAAATTTGCGAGGGTGTGCGTAATGATGAGGAAGGCTCCGTACTGGATAAATTTAATAACCGTCATGCGCAAGCCCTGGCTGGTAACATGGCTTGGGCCACGGTTTACCCACACTTTGGTAATGCCGGTAATCAGGTCGAGCATGACGGCAATTAAAAGCCACGTCAAATACTCGGTATCACTGAAAATATATTTTTGGATTAACGCCCCGATGCCGCTGGCTACTAAAAGTATGGGGCTGGTATGTGCTATAATTTTTCCTGCAATCGCCTTCATCAAAAATCCTCTCATCACATTTGCCGGTTTATCCGGGAATACGGGAAGCGGCGCTCTCTATCCCTTTGCTCTCTTTCATCCCTTTGCCGCTTCCCGTCCTTAATCACTATTCCTGCTCCACTTCCCGAATGTGAAACAAAGGTGGTCATTACCTGCTGTTTGTATTAGTCCAAGTTTTGTACTATCCGTATATCCTTACGTCCAGCTGGATAAGGTTATTATCCTGCCCGCAGTCTATTTGTATCTCACCGTCCGCCGTATATCTTCCGGCGGCAAGTCGTGTCTTGGCAACATCCGTATCCATTGCATTACAGAACACTAATGTCCGCTCCGTGAACACGCCCGGCATAATGACGCTATACATACCCGGCCCGTTGTAAATTGTCTGCGGCGAAGCGCCGGGGAAATCGTTTTGTAATTCCGTTTCCACAGTCGGCGGGCGCTGATCCCTTTGTACGAGGATAGCCGTATAGGATTTATACGGCAGTGTTGTACCGCCGCCGGGATTAGTTCCGCCGCCGCTATCGGCGCAGCAGTTCATGGAATACAGAACGCCGCCGCCCGCGTCGGATACTTTTATGTCAAAGCCGGTGTTGCCGGGTTTTTTGATAATGTAAACGGAGTCCGGGGTTAATGCCCCCGGTTCCTCCGCCACTTTGTACAGTTTCAATAATCTGTTCCCTGCCATTTCTTACGTCCTCCGTTTTAGTTTTACCATTCTACCGTTTCCCAACGCATTACCGGCGATCCCTGATAGGCAAGGCTTTTGCCGTCGCCTACATCGACAAGGCTATTCAATACGTCAATGTTAGGGTGTGTATGCGCACCGGAGGCTGTAATCATGCTTGTTACCTGCCGTTTGGAAGTTGGGCTGGTATCTCCCACCGCATCAGGAATAACGGGAGGGGAACTAAATGTTTTCACCCCTGCAATAGTTTGATTGCCGGAAGTAGCTACCGCAAGCGTATTAATCTGCAGCCTTACCTTAGCCGGGGTCATGATAGTTGTATTGTCCGCGCCAGCGTTTGCCTCCTCGGTTGTAGCAATACGGGAATAACCCGTTACCGTTTCGGTCGCGCGGGTCAAATTGCCCTGTATCACATAGAAACTTGTACCCGCCGCGGCCTGCGTACCGCCCGCGCTGTCTGCCTTACAAACAATTTCATCGTACACGTCCACGTCAATACCGGCAGCGCCGCCGATCTTACCCGCAACACTTACCTCCCAACGGTCACCGGCTTTTGAAGCAGGATAGTTAGGGTTTGCGGAGCAGTCTATTTCCCCGCGCTGCTTTCCGGCGGATGTGTTCACCGCATCAAACTGCGCCTTTGTTACCGGCTCCGAGGCGGAGGCAGCATCCGGCAAATTCTGTATGCGGTTGCCGTTCATGTTGATAACACCCGCCAGAATATTGCCCGCGGTACGTGCCTGCTCCAGTGTCGTACCGTGCGGGTTTGCCGTATTGCCCGTATGCGCGGTAACGGCGGCGTTGGTTTGGTTAATTGCCGTTTGTGTCGCCGTTGAAATGGGCTTGTTTACGTCCGAGGTATTGTCCACGTTGGCAAGGCCCACATCGCCTTTTACAAGGGCTAAATCCGCTTTAAACAGCGCGGGTGTGCGGTTGACCCATACGCCCCCCTTGCGCTGGATAATGTCATTGTTCGCCGCGGCAATACCGGCAATCGCCGTCAGCTCTGCGCTGGCATTTTGTTTGCCCGTAAGCTGCGCCGCCGTTACTGAGTCCTCCTGCACAATGGCCCCGCTACTGTCAGTAATATAACAGCGGAACATTGCGCCCGTCTTCACATAGTAAATTGCATTTGCCTCTAAAACGCCCGGTAAGACGTTTACCTTAAACACTTTCAATTGAGCATTTCCTGCCATAGTCTATTGTATTTATTGTTTGAAAAAAAATTACCAATCCATACGCTGCCATAATACGGCGGCGTTATCATTTCCACTTTTGCCGGGCCACAGGTAACTTGTACCGTCGAACAGTACGGGTAAGATAGTAACCGCGCCCGGCCCGCTGTTGAGCGGCGGTTCCTCGTCGTTTTCAAAAACGCTGTCCGCCGGGTATGTAAGCGTATGCCCGCCGGTCGCGTCCTGCTTTACCGTCAGCCAGTACAGGCCACCGGGTACAGCGTTTGTAAGGGATAGCGCCACGTCACCGCTTAATGTGATCGCCGCCTTATTGCCTAATTCCACGTCCCACTCGGCGCTATCTTCCGTTGTGGTCAAATCCTGAATACCGCCGGTCGCCACGTCCTCGGAAAAATCGAGCATGTTCTCCAGTACTTCCCGGAGCAGGGCAGGCGTAACGGCCCGCGCGTGGTTGTCGGGAATATTGAGCGATACTTTGTTGCGTAATGTCTGCTTTGCCGGGTTCATGCTATGATTTTATTTGCGCCACCAAACCCACGTTCTTAGGCCGCGTTTCCGCGCCGCCGTAAGGCAGTATCTGTGCGCTGTTATAAATGTCCGGTTCGCCCGGTGAATAGTCTGCGCTGGTACTGGTGGTATTATAACCGCCGTCGTAACGCATCAGGCGGTCAAAGCCCCCGTTAATGTGGTTGTGCGCTATTACCTCGTCCTTTTCATAGCCACCCGGTACGGTCGTTACCCTGCCGAGGTCTATACCCCTGCCGTTATCGAGGCCGCGTATGAACATGGCCCGTAAATCAGGTACGCGAAAGTTGGTACTACCGTTGCCGTAACTGAAGCAGCCGCGGAAAGCATTTGACTGCCCGCTGATACCCGACAACCATTGCGCGTCGGTAGGCAGGCCGCCGGGGATGCTGTTTGCAAATTCCCATAAACGGGGATAGTCCGCCCGGTTGAGTACCTGCCCGTTGGCCTCGACCATATTCGGTAATACTTTGTAAGAAAATGTCGCCTCGCCCACGTCGTCAAAATTGCCCTTTGCCTCTATCACATACCAGTACAGGCCGGAGGTCAAAATAGATACACCGGGCGGCGGATAAGAGCTTACAAGGATAATGCTGTCCCCCTGTCCGAGATACATGGTTTTTCTTGCCTGCCCTCCGTACTGGATAATGTCATAGTAAGTAAACCCAATCGGATAGCCGACCGTTTCGGCGTTGGCATTAATTGTTACCTGCGATTTATTGACATTGATAGCTGTTATTGCAATGACCGTTCCAAGCGGTACGGTATTACCTAACGGCAGCGTTATGACCAGCGTCTTATTATCGCCATTGGCAATGATCGCATTACCGGCATGTGCCGACGTAAGCGTTGTATTTGCATTGATGATCGTACCGGCGGCCATGCGGTTCATCATGCCTATTTGTCCCTTGAGCCAGGTTGTGCGGTTGGCTAACTGCTGGCCCTGCGTATTTGATATACCGCCTGCGCCACCTATTACAAGGTCGGTCTGCTCTAACTGGTATATTCCCGCTTCCCACGTTGCCGTTTCTGTCAAATTTGCCATGCTGCTGTGTCTTTAATTGATTGTGATTTTCCATGTGCCTACCAGTTTGATAGCGGCGCTTTTAACGATAACGGAGCGTATCTTCCTTGCGAACAATACACCGCCGTCGTTCATTAAACCGAACTCGGTAATATTCAGCCCGTTTGCTTCGGTTGTTTCGATTGTCCAGCTAAACAGCACCTCGTTAGTATTCGGAAATGAATAGCCGTCCACGTTTTTAATGAACGGCGTAGTGAGCGCCGTATCCGCTACGTCCGGCGGCGCGGTTCCTTCTCCGACGGCAATCTTGCTTATCTTCTTGCCCGTTACCGCGCCCGCAAGCAACTGCGCGGTATTAGCCTTGCCTAACGTAACTACGAGGTTGTTGTCCGTGTAGTCCTCCAGTATTTTTCCCGTTGCGGCTTCAATGACCTTTACACTGAAAAGCCCCTTTGCCTTTATTCCGTCCTTCATCATATAATCGTTACTGTCAAAATATCTGTGTCCGTGCTGTAGTTCCTGTCCCCGTTGTAGGTGTACGCACCGTTATAGCGGAAGTCGCCGCCGACGTACAGGTCGTCGCTGTCGTCCACGGCAGGGCCTTCGTAGCTTTCATCGGTGAGCGTTATACTATCCGGGTCGAAACTGATTTTATAGGAAATGTCCAGCAGGTGGCTGCGGACGTTTTTGTATTCGTCAATCATGCGCACCAGTTCGTCCACCGCTGCCGCTGATACGGGATTACTGCCCGCGTCTATTTCAATGCGGAACGTTGCCCATGCGCCCGCGCCGGTTCCTACATGCTCGGTAAGTACCGCGTCCGGGTATCCGATTGTTTTAAGGGCTTCCTTTACCGCCCATACCGTGCCTTTGAAACGGTGCAGCTCAATGGCGCGTTTTATTATTTCCCGCTTCTGATCCGTTGTAGTGGCCAGCCGCAGCCCTTTGTAACCCAATACGTCGAACTGGTCGGCAAGGAAGGAAAGCGCGGACTCTGATACCGTATCAATCAGGTACACCAGCAGTGTGTCAAGTTGCAGCGCCTCCAGCCTTTTCTTTGCAATAAGGTCGAAGGCGGCAAAGTGCGGAACGCCCGCAATGCTGTTAGCCAGTATCACGTCTTTGTTACTCATCGCTAAATCCTGTTACGTTTACGGTGATGCCGGTGCAGCTGGTGTATTCATTCTCCGCCACTACTATATCAGCGGCGGGGCTTATTACCTCCGCTTTATACACGCTGGTTACATTGGATTGCCTGATAATCTGCGCCCCGACAACATCCACGCCGAGGCGTGTTTTACGGTCGTTTACATAGGTTTGCAGGTTTTGTGTTACCTCGTTTATTACGTCGGTAGTAATGGCATTGGTAAGCAGCGTAAGGTTGACCACCAGCGCATAACTTACCATTACCGGGGCCTGCACGATAACAGTATCGGTAAGCGGGCGTACTTTGTCCGCGTTGCATTTCGCAAATACCGCGTCTATAATTTCCGGGGAGGGCGGCTGTCCGTCCAGCAGCAAGGGGTAAATATTCACTTGCCCAGGAACAGGGGACGTAACGGCCACGTCAATAATGGAAGGGTGCGCGGACTTCGCAAAGAATTTATAAGCGCCTTTGCTGCCCGCATTGGAAAAACTGGCAGGGGCCAGTTTGATACGCTCCCGCAATTCCTCGTCGTTTTCCTCATCCGCGCCGCCGTTACTGGTGTCAAGGTTTGCCGCCGTTGCTATATATGCCTGCGGGTCAAGTATGAGGGATATGTCCCCCGGTGCGTAGTTGTTACCGACGTTTCCCTCCGCCGTGCATTCCGCTTTTACATCGACGGTCATTACGGTATTGTCCACGGTCTTTGCCTCGGTAGTGATAAATACCGCCTGCCCGTCCACGCTCTGAATGCGGATGCCGTCGGGGATAACCAGGCTGCCATGACCGGCAACGAGTGTAAACCGTATCAGGCAAGCTGCTTTACTTGGCGGCAGGCGGCGAACGCCTACCAGCTCACCGAGGTAATCCAGCGCCGGGAAACTGGCAAAGGATACCAAGTTTTGCAACGCGGCCTCGTTAATTGCCGTGCGCAATATGTACTCGCGGTATGCGAAGCCGTTTATTAGTAAACGCTCCGCCTGTGCGGGTGCAAGTTTCTTGCCGGTGGCGGTTTCATAGTCCGCCACCATGTCGCTCACAATAGCCGCCGCGTCAATATCAATAAATTGCGGTTTCGTCAAATCCATGCCCTCTGTTCCTTACTCCGCTGTTTTGTTTTATCTATGTATCAAAGCCGTCTGAAAATCCAAAATCAAAGCCGCCGGGCTGTCGTACCGCAACTGTAAGCGTTATATCCGCGGCGGTGTCCGTTGTCAGCATCAGGTTATTGCCGTCGATATGCCATGTTCCCGCGTCCGGCCAGTTCTGGCTTACCCATACCAGTATATCCTCGTAGGTCGTTGCCATATCTTCCGGGAATGCCGGGGTTACTACTCCGCCGTTCTTGATGAAGGTTACATAGTAGTAAGCATCCGGCTCCATTGCGGGAATGAGCGCCGTATATACAAACTGTGAAGCGGATGTAACAGACAGCGCCCCGGTGGTGGCAAGGCCCGCATTCAGGTACAGCATGACCTTATCCGCCGTAATGAACCACCTGCCGTATATATACCAGTTTGCCTGAAGCCAGTTATACAGGTCGCTGGCGCTGGTAAACCCGCCCGGCGGTGTTTCCGGCAGTACCGGCGTACCGTCAAGGCTCAGGGTAATAAACAGGCGGGAGGTACTGCTAATATCCTGCGGCAAAGGCGCTTCCAGTATCAGCATACCGGCGCTGCCCGTTGCCGCCTTACTGCCTACAATAAAGTCGAGGCTGTCCAGCGTTCCGCTGTCCACCATTCTGTAACTGATCGTAAACCGTATAAGTGAATTAGCTGCCAAAATCAAAATCGTGTGTAATGCCTAAAATTTCTATTCGCGGCTCCCATTGGCGCAGCGCCTCCAGCATGGCCTTTATCATTTGCGGCAGCGCCGTATTAACGGGCCTGTCAATGTACTGGTACATATCGCAGCCGAACTCCGGGCGCAGCGGGTCGCTGCCCTTGCGGGTCAGCAATATGATATTGACGCATTGCTTTACGTCGTCCATGCCCTGCGCAATGATGCCCACGCCGTCTGCGGATATTTGCCAGTCCGTTGCCGTTATGTCGCTTACCTGTGCCATTATGGTATTGGTGGTGTTGTAGCGCCGCCGCCGCTTGGCGCGGTATGCTTGTGATTTTTCAGGCTTACCGTTCCGGCCACCACGTCACCGCTGGCGCTGATATTGGAAACGCTTATCGGGCTGGTCACATTCAGCGGCCCGCCGCCGCTTGCGCCTAAACCGCCGGTGGCTACTGTTCCCGCCGTAACAGCACCGGAAGCGGTAACAGCCGCCGCCGTGATCGTGCCGGTTACGCTCAGGTTGCCGGTAGCCTGCGCATTGGGTGCGTCCAGTTTTACCGCCGCCGCTTTTACGGTAGCGTTACCCTGCGCCTCTACATTTACCTCGTTTGCCTTTACCTTCGCCGTATTGGTTACGATAACTTCTGCCTCTTTACATTGTACGCTCACTTTTTCGTCCGCGACTATTTGTATGTCGCCTTTAATCTGGAGCGATAAAGTTTTACTATTACGGTCATAAGTTATAGCCGAGTTATCGGCAAACTGTATGACCAGCTTACCGTCACCCGCACCGGCGGGCTGGTCTTTCTCATTATAGATAGCGCCGCCGATCACGCCGTACTCGCAATGCTCATCCATAACGCACCATACATGCTCGTTCACGTCAAAAGGAAACGACCATTTATCCTTCAGGGATTTTTGCACGCTCATAGGCAGCCAGCCGCTCGGTACATCGTCGTCCTGAAAATGCACCTTTGCCAGTCCTTTCGCCGCGTCCACCTCACATATCAATCCGAACTTTAACACGGGCTATTTCTTTTTGCTTTTGTATTTGCTTGCGGGAACCGTACCCACGCGCTTTATTTCCGCCTCGGTTCCGTAAGCCATAGATTTATCAATGGTATGATGGGAGCCGGTAACATGGTACTTGCCGGATAGTACGCCTAAGCCGGTCAGCTCTATGTTTATCCCGGCCACTATCAGTACATTGCCCGGCGCGGTGATCGTCCCGGTTTTCTCCCGCGAATTGGCGCGGTGCAATGCCGCCTTTGCTTTGGCTTCCGCCTGCTGCTTATTTTCCGCCTTGCTGCGTATCTCGTATGTTTCGGCTGCGCCGTCGCCGTCACTATCGTCCTCGCTGTAGCTGACCAGTTCTTTAGTGCTGACATTGTGGTATTGTACTTTTGAACCTTTGTAAGTGTCGGCGGATTTATCCCGCAGGGAAAAGCCGGTAAGGTCTGTCCTGTCCAGCGTTAGCACCTTATCTTTTGCCTCTAAATCATAGATAGAAGTAAAGACAAGGGTTTTATCGCGGACACTGAAAACATAGCCGTAATCGCGGCTTAAACGCTTAATAAAGGCAAGGTCTGTTTCCCTGTGTTGCATAATCCGCCCTATGCGGATATTTTCAATTTGCCCGGACACCTGGAAGCCTGCATTACCGGCAACGGTGCGTATCACTTCGGACAATGTTTTGTTTTCGTGCGCGTAGCTTTTTTTGGTGCGTACACCGGAATGCGTACCGGCGGCAAGCCCTTTAATGCTGACTACGTCCGGCGGGCCGGTAAATTCTATTTCGTCAATCATAAAGGAACCGCAGGACAGCACCGCGCCGCCCGCCATGCCTATCTCCGCTTTGATAATGCTGCCTTTCGTGGGATACCATTCATTTTGCCACAGCCGGTCAACATCTTCCAGCGTTATTTCCAGTTCGTCGCTTTCGCCTTCCGTCTTATCCGTATAGGAAAGAGTCAGCAGGTGTTTGCTAATATCCTCCGTTATGTTCTTGCCGTCATAGAGTACCTTGTAATACGGCTTCGGCGCTACGCTCATTTATAAATCTCTTTTCCACGGCGGCAGTAATTCCGCGTCCGTCTTAACCGTTGTATCTTCCAGTATGGGTATATCCAGCACCGTACCGCCTGTAAGCCGGGCGGTAATCGGTACGTTAGGATTGGCGGCAATAATGATATGAGCCAGGTCTGCCCGCCCGTAAGCCTTGTACGAAATAGTGTCCCACCGTTCGCCGTCCTGTACTGTGTATTGTGTTTTTGCCATTGCTATAAACCGCGGCGCGTTATAACGTTATTGAGTAAAGGAATAGAGGCGCGGTTCATACTGCGCATGTCGGCCTGCAGGTAGGTATTAGCGTCCTGCAAATCCGAAATGCCGGTAAGCGGGAACAGCGCCTTTATGGAACTGAACCTGCCGGATACAGCGCCCGCCGCCGCTTGCAGCGCGGTATATACGCCCTGTAATTCTTCTATATTATCCAGCTTGTCGTCGAGTGCGTCTATTGCGTCGTTAGCTTTGTCGCAGGCGCTTTTAATGGCTTGCTCTATGGAATGCCGGGCGGATACGTTGTTTTCATAATCGCTTACCAGCCCGTCCACTTCGTTTGCCTGCTGCGCGGTTTCGGTCACGTTCTTTGCCGCCGCCGCTGCCGCAGTGGGCGCTTGCGGCGGCTTGGTAATGACCGGCTTTTTATCCCCGGTGGCAAAGGAATTTTTACGCGCCTGCTGCTGCTGCTGTTCTTCTTTGGAATAGGGTACAAACTCTTTAAGGGCCAGCGTAACGGTGGCCTGTACGATTGTACCGTCGGCAAGGGCATGGTCAACCGTATAAGGCGCGGAGATAATCACGTAATCCGAAACGTATGTACCGTCGCCCATAAGCAGCGGCAGTATTTCGCCGTCGGTCTTTGATTTATCCAGTTTGGAAAGTTCCTGCGCGGGGTTGCAGAATTTGGCATGAAGCCGGAAGTTGAGCGTAAGCTCCTGCAAGGTGTCGCCGGTTTTCTGCAAACGCGGCTTGCCGTCAATTAACGCATGTTCGCCATAGGATGCCTCGTTACCGTCCACGCTCCACGCTTCAATGCCTTTCAATCCCTCAAAAAGAATGTCCCCCAACTGGCAATACATGGTTGCCAAATTGGGGGATATTTCAAAAAAGTATTAGTACGTGTTTTGTACTAAAATTTTACGCGCTTCATTCGGGCCTCGTAATCCTTCATCATTTTGTCAAACTGCCTGCGCATTTCAGCGGTCAGCATATTTGCGTCCTTCGGTGTGGCGCTACCGCTTAATTGAATTACAGGCGCAAAGTGAATAGTTACCGTACCGCCGTTACTACCTGCCATAACCGGCGCGGGCGTGAATTGCTGCCCTTTGAAATGGAATACCTGATCGGCAACACTACTGATTGCCTGAATGAGCGGCGTGGCTTTAATATTCTGTGCAATGGTCTCCACCAGTTTAATACGGTGTATGTCCTTTAAAGCGCCGGTCTTAGCCGGGGAGAAGGGCAGGTAATCCCGTATCTTGCTCACCATGCCTTTAATAGCCTCAATAGGTTTATGCGCTACGCTTTTTATGCCCTTCCATATACTGTCGACAATATTTTTACCGGCATTCAGGAAGGTATTACCCAACCCGAACAGCCAGGACACAAAGCCGGTAAAAATACTTTTTACCCGGTTCCATAATTCACCGAACCACGCCACAATCTTATCCCAATACTTTATGATAAGGCCCTGCGGTGTATAATTCAGGAACAGCGATTTTATCGCTTCCCACGTAGCCCGGAATATGGCTTTAACCTTATCCCATAAACTACTGAACCACGCGCGTATCTTATCCCAATGCTTTATAACAAGGCCCTGCGGTGTGTAGTTCAGGAACATGCGCTTTATCCATTCCCACGCTTTGGAGAACGCCGCCGTTACGCTGGCCCATAGCCCAACAAAGAACGCCTTTATCTGATCCCAATACTTGTATATCAGCAGCGCCGCCACCGCGACCGCCGCAATAATGAGCAGTACCGGGTTTGCGGCAAACAATTTGCCGACAAAGGAAAAGGTATTGCCCATGAACTTTATTGCCGTGCTTGCGCCGTTTACTATGGAAATAACGCCATTGATACCGAAGGCCAGCACCTTAGCCGCGCCGCCCAATGCCAGCAGGCCCACGCTGGCCGCCGCCGCGTATTTAATCAGCTGCGGGTGCTTCTCGATAAATGCCTGGACTTTCGGCACAACATCATTAACGAATTTGTTACCTAACTGCGCAACGGTAGGCATCAGGATTTTACCGATATTCTCCGTTACCTCGCTCCACGCCACCTTAGCCATGCGCGTACTCGTTACCGTTTTTTCCGCAACGCCGCCGACCTGCTTTTCAACGGCCTTCATAATCATTTCCTGCGCCTTCAGCTTTTGCCCGCTTTCGGTAAGGGCTTTAATCTTTGCCTTTTCCGACTCGGTAAAAGTGATACCGGAACGGCGCAGGGCGCTGATACCCTTTATCGGGTCTTCCAATGCCTTACCCAATTGCACCGCGTTCTGGTCTGCCTCGCCAAACCCGGTGGCCGCCATATCAAAGGAAGCCTTTGTCGCACGGTCAAACATACCGGCCATGCGCCCGGTTTCGCTGCTCAGTGATTTAAAGGTGGCGATCTTGGCCTGTACCGCCATGATAGCCTCATCTTCCACGCCTATCTGAAACTCCAGCTTACCGGCGTAGGCCTCCGCCTGTGCAGCGGCTTGGTCATTGGCAGCGCCCATACTTTTAAAGACCTGCCGCAGCCTGTTTACCGCAACCTCGTTTTCTTCTGCCGCCTCCAGCGTCGTACCAAAATACGCCGTCGCCAGTCCGCCGCCGATCAGGGCCTTGTCCCCGAAACTGTTAAGCCCTTCGCTTACCTTTTTCAGCGACTTCATTTTTGCCGACGCGCTGTTGACCGACCTGTTTATTACAGACGACATGCGGTCATACGCTGTAAGTATGACCGCAATCTTGGTTTCCCTGTCCACTAATCCTTACCTCCTGTAAACCTATTTGTCCGGGTACATTTTTTTGAACAGCTTGTCCGCTTCCACGTACCAGTATTGAATTTCCTTTGAAGGCCACTGCATAATCGCATCCAGCGGCGTATGAGAGAAATGTGCTAAAAACATAACGTTTTCAGCACTCACTAAAAATTTAGCGCGGACGCTGCAATTTTCAGGCGGTTGTAATCTTTGGCCTTGTACTGGAGTACGTCCTCCATAACGATACCCGCGCCGTCTATCTTGGTAGCCACGGCAATGATAGCGGGAAATACTTTTGAGGTGTCGCCGTCGGTCAGCTTTTCCACGTCCGTCATATCCATGCCTTTTAATTCGCGCACAACGGCGGTTTTGCCGGTGGAAAGTTTTAGGCGCTTAATCATGTTGCCGTTGGGGTACACATGCGTTTCAATACCCATTACCTCGTCGTCCTTGTCGGCAAAGTAAAATTTCAGTTCCTGCTCTTTGGTTTGCTGTTCCATACTGATTTAAAAATTTTGTTGCGCGGATGGGACTCGAACCCATGACCTGCGGGTAATGAGCCCGCCGAGCTACCGCTGCTCTACCGCGCTGCGTTTCTTATATGCCGAGGTTAGCGCGGTACTCCGCCAGCAGATCTTCACCGCCGACCTTGAATATGTTTGCTTCCACGTCTATTTCGATTATTTCTTCGCCGTCAACCTCCAGTTTGCAATAGGTAGCGCCGAAGTTGTTTTCCAGTTCCACGTTGTCGTGCTGCTTGAAGTTGCCAAGCGGGAAATCTTTTGACTGCGCGGTGATATAGCACACCACCGGAACCTGTGATACACGGCTGCCGCCTTCGTAGGTTTCCAATGAGGCGCGTATCATTAACTGCATTGCCTCAAACGGGTTGGCCGTTTTTTTCATGACCTCCGGGTAATAGCAGTTCCACTTTATTTTTCCTTCCAGCTTATCAATGCCGGAGAAGTACTCAATAGCGCCGATCATACCGAGGGCCTTATGTTCCCCGTTCTTAAATTTTACCTGTGGCAGATTTATTTCTTCAGCGCGTCCCAAAAAGGAATTACCGTCCGCGTATATATTGGCATTGGTCAGCCTGTTAATAGATATTTTGTTAGCCATTATTTAAGTGCTTTAAGCAGGTTGATGTCTATGAAGCTGTTGAAGGTGATGCGCTCACCGGCAGGCGGGGCCATGAAGGATATGTCAAACACGAGGTGGCCCGCGGCTATTTCCTCGTTGCTGTTCTTGGAGCGGTCAAACGTGCATTTGCCGTCTATCAATGCGCCGCGCCCTATAAGGGTGCGTATAAAGCTGTTTACGCTTTCCTTAATAGCGTCAATGAGCGCGTTATTGATTGGCTTGTCTATGAATTGCAGCGTTGCCTGCTCCACGCTTTCCAGCAGTATATCCGCGGTACGGCGGACACATACGAAGTTGTCCGGGGCGGTGCTGGCAGGAAAGGAAGCGTTACGGTTTCCCCAGGTGCGTATGCCCGTGCCGAAGCTGTTAAAAATGGTGGTGATACCTACCTCGTTTAACAGGTTTGCGTCTGAGTCCGCGTCACTGATACCGGCGGAAATATCCCGTTCCGCGCCTACAATGCCCAAAATTTCGTGGTTGGAGTCGGACACCCAAAATCCCTCGTTATTATCCACGGCGGCCCGTATTCCGGCTTTAAATGCGCTGTACGGGAAATCCGCGTTACTATCCGTTGCCGCGTCGTACCATTTAAGGTGCGGGTACAACAGCTCCGCGCGTTTGCTGGAGGTATTGAAGTTGATCGTACCGGCAACGCCGCGCCCGCTGATAGCCTGAGATACGGTAACGCCGTAAGGCGCGTCGAGGTAACTTACCGCGCGTAACTTGGTGGCTACGCTGATTAATTCCGCAGATATGGCATTCAGGCTGGAATACCCCGGCGCTATTAAAATCTTGGGTTTAAAGCCGTACAGGTTATACGTCAAGTCCCAACACTTCATGCCCGTTCTGGCCCCGGTAAGCGCGTCCACGTCACCGATCAGGGCCGCGGGCGTTACCGCGGCGGCATCCAGTTTTTTGTACGTGAATTTCAGCGCCGTGCCGTCGGCAATAACGGAAGACGTTACCACAAAATTGCCGTAGCTGTCCAGCGTATAATCCGTACCGTCTATGTAGGTAATAGGGTCGCCGTTGCTGTCGTTTATGGTAACATTACCAATGGGCGCGGTGCTTAGTTTTGCCTTACCGTTGGTAACGACCAGCGCCTCATCATTTACCTGCGCGGTATGCAGCGCAGGGTTAAAAATATTTACTACAATCACTGTACCCGCGCCCTGTTTGAATATCGCGTCCAGTGATTGCGGTATGGTAAAGCCCGGCAGCTTATCGCCAAACTGCGCCGCTTCGCGGTCATTGTTGACCAGCACCGGCGTGTTAGCGTCACCCGTGGGCGCAATGCCTATTAAGCCAATTACCGCAGATTTTACTACCTGTATCGTCCGGGAGCCGCTCTCTATCTCTATCGTTTCTACACCGTGCAAAAAATTTGCAGCCATTACTCCTCTGTTTTGTTGTTTGCTGATTGCTGAAGCAGTCCCTGCGCTACCAGCGATTGAATGAAGCCGTTATCCGCCGGGAGGGTATATGTGCCTCCGGGATGCAGGGAGTAATCTTTTGTTTGTATTGAAAAATGGCAGGGCGTCGCTGCTGTGTATGTGTATTCTTTCATTAACCTATCCTCTCAAAATCCTATCTTTCGTTAATGCTATTTTTCCTCGAAATCCAGTCGCTTCAGCAGCGGTAAATCTTCGTCGTCCTGGTCGTCAATTCCCTGCGCCCACAGCGTCTTTGCTTCAAAGTCCATTACATGCTCCCACACGCCGTCCTCATAGCGGACAAATTCATGGGATACATGATACAGGCGGTCGCAATCCGTGGGCCGGAAGCCGAGCAGGTATTGTTTTACCAGCTGCGATAATTGGTGTATGCCTTTTTCACCGCGCAGGAAACGCGATTGCAGGCTCAGTGAAAATGTAACGACGATGTACTGCGAAATTTCGCCGGTGCTTTGCGGGTCGTCCAGCTTGGCGCTCGTGAACGCTACCGTGGCCCGCCCGTTGGTAAAGGGCTTTGAATACTCCGCCTGCGTTTCCGGCAGCGGTATGGCATCAAAGCCCTGCGGCTGTAATTTCTGTTGCAGCCTGTTTGCAATCTCTATCTCTAACGCTCCGTAATCCATGCTGTCACTATTGCTTTACTTCCAGTGTTGCCGTCATTGTTTTACCGTCAAACCTTGCGTGTACCTGCCGCACGTAGTAGCTGGCCCCGCTTATGGTTACTTCCTCCGTACCGTTAGCGTCCACGCTTTGTTTTAAGCCGGGAAACACGCCCATTTTGTACTCCATTGTATAACGGTAAGGGTCGTACTCCTGATCGGCCAGTTTTTGCGGCTCTGTGGGGTTTTTAAGTAATACCCTTGCCGTTTGTGCAGGCGAACCGTCCGAGGGCTGCCAGACGGCGCTATACCCCATAATCGCCGTCACTGTGTCAAAAGCTGCCGCCTGCAGTCCGTCGAACAGGTTATCAGATGCCATTTGTCAACAATAGTTCCACCGTTGCGTCACCGGCGGTAGCGTCTGCATACGCATAACCGGCAAACGTATTTCCCTCCGCGGTTTTCGACAATATGCCGTCCTCGTCCGCGTATAGCTTGTCGCCCTGGCTGATAGCTATTGCCGCCTTAGCAACCGCAAACACGCCGGTAAGCGATACTTCCGTTTCCTCGCCTGTGTCCGCGCTGTTTGCGGCTACGCCGATAAGCCCGCCGCTGCCTATCTTCACAAGGTCGCCCGCCAGTATAGCGGCAGCGGCAATGACCGTCAATACCTCACCCCTCGCAATAAAATTTTTCATGCTCTTGTCCTCCTTTTGTTTTTGTGATTAAGCGCCCGGATTTTTATAGAAGCCGCGGTGATCCCAACACACGCCGCCGAAGTCCAGCCTTGCCTTTACTTCTACGCCATCCACTTCCCAACCGTTACGGGTTTCCGTGAACAGTCCTTGACCGTTCAGGTAGGCGTAAGAAAGCATATCTACCTGCGCGGAGTCGGCGGCTAAATACCACGCCTTCGGATCGGTAATACGCGCCTCGGTGATAATTTCATAAGCACCGTTAAACACGTTCACGTCGCCGGTCTTGTTGGCGGTAATGCTGCTCATGATCTTTTGCGCGTCGGTCAGCAATTCAACCGGAACGATGAAGTATTTGGCAAGGATATTGAGCGCCTCGTCCTCCAGTCCTTTCTGGCGCATCATGGCAATACGCGCGGCGGATAATGTGGCTTCGCTGATTGCCGCGCCAGCGGCTGCGAGGTTCTTATGGTCGGCATGGAACAGCGTTTTGCCGTCGCCCATTTTCGGGTTGCCGAGAATAAGGCCCCACATAATGTCGCTTTCCAGATTTGCCGCGGCAGCACCAAACAACTGGCTCAGGCGGGTAAAACCGTTCAGATCATCGTTAATGATAGCCTGCCTTGTAATGGAAATGATTTTACCGTAAGTCTCCAGCTTAAAGTTTTCCTTGCTGTCGGTCAGCTTTCCGTACTTGAACTCGCCATGTTCGTTGACCTTTTCCAGTTTCAGGGAACCTCCGAACTGTACGCCGGTGATCTGCTTAAAATCACTTGCGCTCATTTGGTTGGCTAACTTCTTCCACGTCTGCGGCGCGGCGCTATACGCACGACGCAGGAACTTGTTTACCACGTTAGCCATAAGCGCCGGGAAGTCCGACGTGGTCAGGGCGCGGCTGGCTAATTCGTCCTTAGTCATGCCGGTAGTTTTCACGCCCTGTGCATCCAGTACGCTGCGGCAGAAATCCGTTAGCGAATGCCCGCGGTAATCCTTCGCCTTGTCGCTTTCCAGTTTGAAGTTGGAAGGGTCGGCGCGGTGCGCTAATGCTTCCTCCATTGCGTTACGGTTCTGTACCGCCTCATCTACGCCGCCAACACTTACGCGGGGAACATGCGTACCGCGTGTTTCTACCGGCTCCGTTTCCGCCAGCTTGTCAATGATCAGCCTGCGGGCTTCCTCAATAGCCACGCCGCGGCTGATTAAATCGTCGGCAAAATTGTCTTCCAGTTTTGCCGCGCGTACAGCGCCGCGTATGTCCGTTACACGCTGGCGCTCTGCTTTAACTCCTTCACTGCGCACAGCTTCCGTATCCACCGGCGGCGCGGCTGGCGCTGCGGCTGGTGGCGTAGGGGGCTGCTGCCCGCCTCTTTCCTTGCTCTCCTCTGGCATTGTTGTATTTGATTTTTCTTTGCTAATGATTTGTACTTCGTAGAAGCCGCCGTCGTTGCGTGTACCGGCGTTATAATCGGCAGGAATCGGAACCATAGATATTTCCATAGGCTCCCAATCAAGAGCGCGGTATGTAGGCACTTCGTCCTTTACCTGTTCGCTCTGCTCATAAGTATATACCCGGTATCCTACGGACACGTTGCGGATAATGCCGTTCTTAATGTCTTGAATAATGCCCGCTATATCGTCGCGGTCAGAAAAGCGCAATAATGCCCGGCACTCATTAGCGGTCACCCAAGCCCTTACAACCACACCTATTTGATTGGTCAGTGAATACGCACTGTGATTGTCCAGAACCGGAGCGCCGCTATTGAGTCGCTCCAGGCGCACAGAAGTTGCATTGCAATCGAGTACCTCGATAAACTTGCCGTCCCATCCATATCGAACCACCTCGGCTTCGGTAGCAAATACCACCTCAACGGTACGGTCTGTTTCGTTGAAGCTGGTAGCATCTACTGCCGCCCGCACACGGTTCTCTCCTAATTTTCTCCTCACTATCTCCGGCAT